GCTCTTACTGTAACTATGATTGGACTTATCGGTCAAATCAACGAGACAATGATTTGGCAGGGTGTGGCGGGTACCGGTGCTTACGCAGGATTTGAAACATTGATGCTTGCAGATGCAACAGTTATCGATGTTGCTGATCCCGAAGCTATCGACGCAACAAACGTTGTAGCGGAAATCCAAAAACTTGTAGCTGCTTCACCTCTACGAGTTAGACGTTCTGCTGAAAAGCCATTGATTTACGTTGCTTCTAACGTTGCAGAGGCTTACAGAAATGCTCAAGCTGCGTTAGGTAATAACAATCTTTACCAATCGGGTGCTGCTATCTCAATGACTTGGTTAGGTCAGTACGAAATCGTTGAATGCCCAGGAATGAGCGATTCAACAATGGTAATGGCTCAGAAATCAAACTTGTGGATGGGAACAAACACAACTGAAGATTTCTCAAGCATCTCTGTGATTGATATGGAACCGGTAAACGGAGACAAGACAGTTCGTTTCTCTGCTGATTTCTATGGTGCAGTACAATATGGCTTCGGAAACGAAATCGCATTGTATCACTTGGATAACGCGTAATCATCGAATAATAATCACTGAAAAGGGCGGCGGGCGACTGCCGCCTTTTTTGGATAAAACAAAAAAATAAAATGGCTTGTGTAGAATTAACTACTGGTTTCAACCTCGATTGCTCGGATGCAATTGGTGGATTGAAAAAACTATGGATAGGTCTTTATTCGGATTTCGCAACGGGTGTCGCTCTTGATGGTACAAGTGGACAAGTTGAGACTCTTCCAGAGGCAACTATCTACCCATACGAATTGAAAAAAGGTCAAGCGAATAGTCTTGAAGAGACATTGAGCAACGAAGCTACGGGATCTCTCGCTTATAATCAAACAGTGAATTTCCAAGTGCAAATCTTGACGCAGCGCAAACAAACCGAATTGCATAAGTTGGCTAAAAACGACTTGGCGGTTTTCGTTCAAGACGCAAACAACAACATTTGGTTTATTGGTCGATTGAGAGGAGCGCGTTTGACAACGGGTACTGGAGCAACGGGTACTAACGCAACTGATTACAATGGTTACACATTGGCTCTTGTTGCTGAAGAGCCTGCTCGTGCAGCTCGTCTTGAGAATTACACGACAGATCCTTTCGACAACTTTGCCGACATCACAATCGGTTCTGCGGTTTAATAGTAGGAATCAAAATAAGGGGGTTGAATAAGCCCCTTTATTTCATTATATTTGACCTATGAAATTTATACCAAAAGATAAAATCGTGACTATTAATGGTCGCGATATTCGTTTGAACGAATGCTCGCAGGAACAATTAGCGAAACTTGTAAAATTGTTTCCTAATTTGATTGATGAAAAAAAGCAAAAAGAGAATGATCTATCTAAACCACAACGAAGCAAACCAGACGATTCACTTGACGCTGAGTGAAGCTCGTAGTTTTTTTGCAGATTCATTCACTCACTACCTCGTTGTTTTTCAATACGAGGACAACACTGACGATTCTAACAATCGTTTGGCTCAAGTGGCTACTATCGTGACCGAGAACGAACGAGACACCGAATTGACTGTGACTACTGTTGGATTAGAAAATAGCGGTCAATATTTTTATGTCGTTTACGGACAAAATAGTTCGTCAAATACAGATCCCCAAAACGTGACCGTAGTCGGCAAGTGCGAACAAGGTCGTTTAATTTTATTAAAAGATGGAGAACAACCAACTTACTCAGATAGCGGAACACCAACCATCAAGTTCGCAGAATAAAACGATGGTCGTTAATATGGCTATGTATGAAGCCGTATCCACGCGAGAAACAGAGGACAAAAAGGGTTGGGTGACTTATGGCGCAGACAATGCCTATCCCAATTATCTCATCGACTTGTATTATAGTGCGCCTTATCATAACGCGTTATGTAATGCAATAGCTTCAATGATTGTTGGAGATGGTTTGTATGCTACCGGAGCAGGATCCATCCAATTATCTATGTGGGGAACAAGTAAACACATAGACAACGTGTGTAGTGACTTGAAGATTCAAGGCGGATTTTACTTAGAGATAATTTTAACTGCCGATAAAAAAGGTGTGGCTCGCGTTAATCACTTGCCATTTGAAAATTGTCGCGTTAGTTATTCGGAGGAGACTGATAAGATAAATGGCGTGTGGTATTCCCGCGATTGGAAAAACACTAATAAGAAGCAAAACAAACCCGTATTTATCCCATTATTTACAAAACTGCCAAGTGAGAATGAAGAGGATGCGCCCGTGCGTTACGCGGTGTATAATTTCCGTCAAGCGGTAGGTTCTATGTACTATCCTAAACCCGATTACATCGGTGGTTTGAACTATATCGAACTTTCAAGACAAATTGGTCTTTACCACGTCAACAACATTATGAATGGATTCTTTCCATCCATCATCGTGCAGTTTAACAACGGGCAACCAGATGGCAACGGCGCGGATTTGATGACAAGGGATTTTGAAAACAAAATGAGTGGAGCGAGAAATGCGGGTAAGGCTATTTTTCTTTTTAATGACAACAAAGATGTTGCGGCTACATTCGAAACGTTCCCTTTGTCAGATGCGGATAAACAATACGAATACCTATCCACTCAATCGGTAGAAGCAACGATGGTGAGTCACGGGGTGACTACTCCTCTTTTATTTGGTGTTAAAAATCCCAACGGGTTTTCATCCAATGCAGATGAAATGACGGAAGGTCTTAAAATTTTTATGGAGAAACGAATCGAGCCGTATCGTCGAATGATAGCGGAAACGATTGAGTACATAATGCAAGTGGCAGGGATTGATACAAAAATCACTTTTGTTGATCCATTGAAACAAGTATCTCTTCAAAAAAAAAAAGTTAATTTAGAAATACCGGATAGTTTTGAGCCAACAAACGAGATGGCTGCTGAAGCAGAACTTGGCTTAAAATGGCGAGAAGAATTTGGTCGTGGTGGTACTGAGGTTGGCGTTGCTCGTGCAAGAGACATCAGTAATAAAAGAAATCTTTCTTACGACACTGTCAAAAGGATGAATAGTTACTTCTCTCGCCACGAAGTCGACAAAGAAGCAACTGGGTGGAATGATGGAGAGGATGGTTTCCCAACTGCAGGACGTATAGCTTGGCAGTTGTGGGGTGGTGATGCTGGTAGAGATTGGGCTTCAAGAATAGTTGAGAGATATAAAGAAGAGGAGTTGCACAGTGTATGTTGCAGCACGCATCAATCAGATTTTGATGACGATAAAGCAATCGATTATTTAAAAACGGTTGCCGAACAAATTGACCTCGATGAGTGGGAAGAGTACGACGAGGACATTATCGTTCCTGCATTTGACACCATTGAAGAGGAGCAGAATTACATAGATAATTTATTCAAGAAAACATTTGAATTAGCAAGTGTAGGCTCTTACGCTAACGGAGATGAAAGAAGTCGTTGGGGTGATAGTGGGCTATACAAATTGCGCTATTCTTATTCTCAAAACATTTCGCAAGATAGTAGACAGTTTTGCAAGCAAATGGTCGCATTAGCGCAAGCAGGAAACGTATTTAGATACGAGGACATTATTGAAATGGGTAACGATGGCGTAAATGGTCAATTCGCCCCACAAGGCTCAAGCAACTATTCAATTTTTGAATGGAAAGGTGGTGTTTATTGTCACCATAAATGGGAGCGCAGAATCTACTTCCGTAAGCGCGAAGGCGGTAAGTTTTTGCCTAACGATGGATTAAAAAATGACGTTCGTGTTGCTAACGTTCCATTCGTTCCTCAAAAGGGGGTTGAAGGTGTTGCCCCAATAAATACACCAACACGCGGATCACTTAAATACGCTTAAATAATGGCTCAGATTTATCTAATTAACTACAAGTACATTCAAGAAAACACCAACTTGACTTCGCAAGTTGAGGAGAATATGATTGTGCCTTCCTTAAAGATTGCACAAGACAAGCACGCTGAGGTTTATCTTGGAACGAATTTGCTCAATAAGATTAAAGAGGACATCGATAATGACGATTTAAGCGGCATTTATTCAACGATTTTGCACGAGTATATCAAACCAATGCTTACGCAATGGACAATGGTTGAATTGTATCCCTATTTACTCGTCAAGCACGATAATAGCACACTAAGCATTCGATCCGGTGAGGATTTTCAACCCATCACAGAAGCGCAGTTTAAAATGCTTGTGGACGCGGCTACCAATAACGCGCAGATGTATACGGAAAGGATGATTCGTTTCCTTTGTCAGAACTCATCGGAAATCCCAGAGTACACCAACAACGATTTCCCGAATTTGTGTCCGAGAAAATCTGCCTACTCACAGAACACAATGCGATTTAGCAGCGGCAACACTGCTTCAAGCAATCCATTGCTCAACGCGACATCACTTAGTGAATTAAACAATTGGTTATTTGCATACACGGGAGGTTACTATGGCTAAAAAGACAGTTACAAAAGCGGATAAAAAAATCCTGCACGAAAAGTTAAAACAGTATTTAAGCAAAAAGCAGAACAAGAGATGAAATCTATAATTCTTTCTGCGAATCTTAAATATCTTTTTTTCGCTGCTCTTAGTTTGCTCACTCCAATCAAACACTTATTGGTATTGGTAGGATTTTTAATTATAATCGATACTGTTTTAGGAGTTTGGTCAAGCAAAAAAAGAAGGGTTAAAATAACAAGCAATAAGCTCGCGTCAGTAGTTTCCAAAATGCTCGTTTATCAAGGAGTTATCATCGTCGCTTATGCGGTAGACACGTTGATTCTTGGTGGCATAGTGGCTATGTTCATTCAAGTTCCGTTGTTCGTCACTAAGGTCGCGGCACTTATGGTTATAATTAACGAGGGTTATTCCATTGATGAAAACATTCGTGCAATCAATAAGAACAAAGGCACTTGGTTTTATTTTAAAAAATCAATTGGAGTGGCTCAAGTGTTAAAGAGAGAAGTAGGTAAAATAAAAAAAGACGAATGAGGGAAATTAAATACATAGTGATTCACTGCTCTGGTGGAACTCAAGACGCTTCGGTCGAGTCAATAAAAAACTATTGGAAAAAAATCGGTTGGAAGAGTGTAGGTTATCACTACATAATCGATAGCCGAGGGGTAGAAACTCAGTTGCAATCAATTATCTATCCCACAAATGGCGTGAGAGGTTACAATGAAAATTCTATCCACGTATGTTATATCGGCGGGGTAGATAAATTTGGAAAACCCGTAGATAACAGAACGGATAGCCAAAAACATAAACTGCGAATGCGTGTCAATGACTTAAAAATGCAGTTCCCTAAAGCAGTTGTTTTAGGACATCGCGACTTGTCTCCGGACAAGGATGGTGATGGTGTGGTTGAGAAACACGAATGGGTGAAGGCTTGTCCTTGTTTTGATGTTAAAACACAATTGTGATGAATAGATTTTTAATTTTATTGATTGCTATTATCGCGCTCACATCCTGCGGTAAACTCAAAAAGACATCGTCTATCGATAAGTCATTAATAGATTCAACCGCTACCACAACGATAGAAGAGACATCTATTGTAACTCGTGCAGTGGACACAATTGTGACTGTTAAACCAGACACGTCAAATGTCATCGCGCCTATTCCACTTGATACAACAACGACAAAAATAATCGACAACGAAAATCATTTGGTTACGATTAAAGTGGACAAAAAAAACAATAAAATAAACGTGGTTGCAATTACTAAAAAAAAGGATGTGCCAATAGTAATTAAGGAAACAACTACCACGCATCGAAAGGAAAAGTCGAAAGTTGAGGTAAAGAAAAAAGAAATAAAAAAACACTCAGAAAAAAAACGTACCACATTTCCGTGGTGGTTCATTTGGCTCGTCCTTTTCTTTATCTGTCTTTATTATGTGGGTAGATGGTTTGTAAATAAATACACATATACCATAACAAAAAAACCGCCCAATTAGGACGGCTTTTTTTCTCTCTCCTCACTCACCCTTAACTCAATAAGTTCTAACGGGATCTTGCCCATCTATAAGCAAGTAAATAGCTTCGCTTCCCCATCCTTTTCCCTGCGCGGGTAACTCTTCAAATGTCGCCCATAGTGTCGCTCCATCAATTGTTTTTTCGTCGGTAATGGTATAAGTAATTTGTTCACTCACTACCTCACTTGCGCCATACGAGACATTATCATTTGAGCCGTTGTATAGTCTCCAACGAGTGACGTGTCCTGGGTACTGTTTTCCATAGCTCGTGATTAATCCAGAGGGTTTACTTTCAAGACCATTGTACAAAACGTGCATAGTAGCCGTGAGTTCTGTTCCAAC